CACAGTCTTTAATCTTCTGTTGGTTGGGTGCTTGGGATTGATTGAAGTTGTTCACACTAGAGCACACCATACTCTAGAGGCAGATGTTCATGGTCATGTACATCAATACCTTAGGAAAAATCCTGAGACCTGTGACTATATTGACTATTGAATTCCATAAAACTGGAAAAAAATTTCGGGCAAATTTTTGCCCGAAAAAGTCAACCAGTTTTCTTTAATTGTTGACTAATATAATTACCATCTTTCTTGTAGATATTCTGTCTTCTGAAATCATCTACAAAAGATTCTAGATAAGCAGGTTTGAGGAGATAGATTTCTCTTTTCTTCTCATTTTCTGCTTGATAATACTCTGCAACGGTAACGGGACTTGCAATCTCGTTGCCGTTTTTTGTTTGAATACTACCATTAATATTTACTTTGTGTGTTCCATTATAGAATGTTTCATCTACATGTAGACCAGCAGCATACTGTCCCACAGCAGCGGTTTCATAGTGGTGAATCTCACTATATGGATCATCAAACTCTTCTTCTAACACTTTATACATTTCATAGTTATTCATAGGCCAATCGTATTGTGCATTGACCATGTTATTTGTCAGAAGAATCACCCAGTCATAAAAAGGACTTCCATAAGCATCATTAGCTAATGTATCTGGTCTTACCCCATCTTCGATAGTATATGTTTTAAACAACACAGCATTTGAAAACACATCATCGCTAATTTTGTATCTACGAAAAAAGTTTTTCGCTATAACAAAATCAGATTCCGAGAAAGGAAACTTGATTGGTTTTTCATCGTACTCGATGTCTGGAATAATAGAAAAATACATTATCGGATACTACCTCTGATAACTTCTTCAGCAAAGTTGATTTTTGTTTCTTGGAAATTGATTGACAATTCCATAGCAGTTGGTTGTCCATCATAGTATGTAGAGTAAGCACCATCAGGAGTGTAGTTTACATCTACTTGAGTGACTGCACAAACTTTGTATCTAGGAAGAACATCGTGTTCTTTGTCTCCTATCATGAAAGAAATTCTACAGAGATGAGGAACACCAATAAAACCAGATAGAACTCCTTGATTCTGTCCATCTTTATTAAATCCAAAAACTTTTCCTGGATCTCTAGTTGGTAGTGTACATGCTTTGAATGTTTGTACAATTTTATTGATAATTTTTCCCTCAGGACCGCTTCTAGGGACTAACTTAAATTTCAACATGAAGTTTCTCATGTCAACACTTTGGAATAGTAATTCCGTGTTAGGATTTAAGATAGCTCCAGAAATTGCTCCAAAGACATCATCATTTGATAGACTATCTCCAGTAATTTTTTGTATACTCTTTCTTAAAGCAGCAGCTGCTGTTAAACCAAGACCTTTTTCTGCTTGTTCTCCAATAGTTGAAATACCTGCTCCGAGTTTTTTATCTAATCCTGATTGCCCTGCAGCAGATAGCATATTTGCACCAAAGGTACTGAATGCTTTACCACCCCAGTTACCTCTGAAACCAGTGGACACATCCTCTGGCATATACATTATGATAGATGGATAGTTTGTTTGGTTAGCTGCAATGTAACTATCTGATTGGTTGTAGTCGTAAGATCCTCTTGCCCATGCAGAAAGATCTTTTATTTTCTGATTAGGTTTTTTAATATCAAATTTCTGTCTGTTTTTAAAAGGAGGAGAGTACCTTTTAAATTGGAACATAACATAGTGAGTATCTTTCCCGATGTCTTGACCACTTGGATATCTTAATATAGTTTCGTCAGTATAGTTTTGATCAGGACCATCTAATGCTTTGATTCTTGATAAAGTTGCTTCTGTTACTTGTTGAGCAACAGCAGCATCAAATGCTGCAGACGTTTCAGCATCACGATCTTTATATACAATAGAAGTGTAAGCGTTGTCTGCTCTACTGTAATTACCAGCACCTAATTTGAGTTCATCACCATCTTTTACAGCAGACTTTTCAACAGAAACCCATTCACTTCCGTTCCATCTTTTGTAGACTCTGCCGCGCTGGTTGCCAGGTGCTGTGGTCTGATATTGATACCAATCACCCACTTTCAACATCTCTTGAGCGTTAGGAGTAAGTTTCATTACTTCGCCATCTCCCTAGACTGTTTTGTACCGTATCCTTTCACTATGCGTTGACCTCTGATTTTATCGTAGAAATTCTCATCAGTATCTTCCCAAACAGTTTCTTGATCTATCGGGAAGACCATACCATTAACATCTTTCACGAAATCTGCTGTTGGTAGTAGAATGGCAGTATCCCATTCACTAGCGGCAAGATCTAAATATAACCCATCTACGTGTGGGCTTAGGTATTTATGGAAACATCTCTTAGGAATGTCAATTCTACCTTGCATTAACTTTCTGGTAGCTACTATTCTCTTCTTTGGAGAGAGATAGTGTAAGTTAGCACCCCAAAATTCATTCTTATTTGCTGCTTTGATTACATATACTAGTGGAAACCTGTCATAATAGGGTAACCATCTCATCTTTGCCTTATACTCAAACATGTATAGGTGACCTGCTACAGTATATCTACGCAATTCATTTGCGTCTTGTTCAGCAGCAGCACCAACTCTGTCACTCTTTTCGTTTAAGATATATTTTTTAAAGTTTTTCTTGTAATTACTAGCTTCTTGTTTAACAGCATTTCTATACCAAGAGAGAGATTTTTTCTCTCCACCTGTTGCTGCGGATACTTTCTCGAACAGTGTCTTGTATCCTGGTTCTTTATTTACGTTGTTGCGCTGTACAGCGGCGAATCCAGTTGCCATTTGTCATACTCCTAAATGATCCTCGGTTAGTATTAAGAAGTTCATCTGCCTGTCTTCACAATACTCACGAGCAGCGGACCATTTAGTCTGGTTCTTTGCGTATGTCAGTGCAGCATTACGATACGAGGCAGTTCGTTTATCTTTGTCATTCGGTGGTTGTGTTTGTTTTTTGGGTTTAACTTCAATAATATACTTAGTTACTTGTCCAGACTTTTCACGAACTTTGATATAAAAGTCAGGAAAGTATCTTCTCACTTTACCATCAGGTGCTCTGTATGGTATAATAATCTCTTCACTACCCCACTGTAATATACTAGGGTTATTGTCACAGAACACCATGAACTTGCGTTCCCATAGCGACCTATAAACAATGTTTGTCGGGTTGCCACGGTACTTTGTAGGATTCTTCGGTTTGAAATATCCTGAGTACGCCATAAATATAAATGTTCCAACATAGGTATTTAGCGTGTCTATACAAAAAGGTCATGGACTGAATGATTTCCTAGCGAAAGTTGCCAAGGGCGGCGGGATGTCGTTTAGTAACAACTTTCTTGTAGAATTTCAGGGTATATCAAAAAAATACTTTGATGCAAAGTGTGTAGAATTTTTCTGTGATGAAGCTCAACTACCTAACATGAACACCGCAACAGGATCACAGGTTGGATTGTATACAGGTCTCGGTGCCGTAGACTATCCTCATACAAGGGTGTTTACTGAATTCTCTTTAACTTTTATGCTGGATGCTAATCTAAGTGTTTTGAAGAGTCTTAATGCTTGGTATTTTGATATCTTTGGAGAGAAACAACCTGGAATGAATGATAATGGGTTAGCTGAGAATAGAGTGACATATTTGAGATATAAAAATGAATACTGTTCGGACATTCATATTTCAAAGACTGAAGCAGGACTCAATTCTTCTATTGAAAGAAAACCTATTACATATGTCATGGAGAAGTGTTTTCCATATCAGATTGATGCTGTTCCTCTTCAGTTTGGATCATCTTCGATTACGAAGGTGACAGCGCAGTTTAAGTATCAGAGACATTATACTAAGTTGCAGAATATAGAAAATTCTCCTCAATTAGGAAAGGGTCAAGAAGATCTATATTTCGGATACCAAACAGTTCCTAAACCAGAAGCAGAAGAAACTAAGTGGCCTCCTGAAGAGTATAAGAGATCAGTCAAAACAGAACCAGAATACCCAGATGAATACCCACAACCAGTAAGGGGATGGTAGGGAAAATTGACTTTTCAGTTCCATAAAAGTCGGAAAATTTTTTCCGCCAATTTTTGGGTCTAAAAGTCGCGCTAAATATACATATGAACTGGTCTAAACATTATGGCATTACCACAAGTTGTGCTCCCAACGTATGAGTTGGAAGTTCCTTCAAATGGCAAAAAAATCAAATATCGTCCATTTGTTGTAAAAGAAGAAAAACTGCTACTATTAGCATTAGAGTCGGAAGACGCAAAAGAAATTGAAAAAGCTGTAAAAACTCTTCTGAAGAGTTGTATTAGCTCTCGTATTAAGATTGAAGAATTACCAATCTTTGATTTGGAGTATATCTTCCTTCAGATTCGTGCAGTATCTATTGGTGATATTGTAAAAATGAGAGTGACATGTAAAGATGATGATAAGACTCAAGTCCCTTATAATTTGAATCTATCTGAAGTAAAAGTTGTCAAACCAGAGGGACACTCTAATAAAATTATGTTAACTGATGATATGGGTGTTATCATGAAATATCCAGGAATGAATGACTTTATTAGTGGATCTATTATGGGTCAAGCACCAACTGCTGAAGGAGTTATTGATATTATTGCAGGATGCATCGATCAAATCTTTGACGGTGAAGATGTTTATGATAGTTCTACCACTACAAGAAAAGAATTTTCACAGTTCTTAGAGGGTCTTACTAATAGTCAATTTGAGAGTATTCAAGAATTTTTTGAGGGAACTCCTAGACTAGAGCACAAGTTCACTGTCAAAAATCCCAATACTGGTGAAGATTCTGAATTCACCATTACAGGGTTATCCAATTTTTTCGGATAGCCCTCTTTCATAATACGCTAGAGGGGTACTACAAAACTAACTTTGCTTTGATGCACCATCATAAATATAGCTTGACGGAGATTGAAAATATGATGCCATGGGAGAGACAGGTATATACCACTCTCTTAATGCAACATCTAGAAAATCTTAAAAAACAACAAGAAGCATCTAAGCAACGATAATGGCACACGGATACTTATCATATCAAGATACTAGAGGCGAGGTAGATTGGCTCGGTAAAACTATTAATGCCATTCAAGATTACCTAGACAAGAAAGAACAAAAGGAAAAAATTGCAGATGCTGTTGCTGCTAAGGTAATTGTACATGATAATGCACAGAAAGCATTACCACAAGGTCAAACACCTTTATTAAAAGGTGGAAGTGAAAAGCAGATAGCAGGAACACCACTGCAAAAAATGATTGGTGGCACTGCATTACAAAAATCTTTACCTTCTGGCGCTGCAGCAGTCAACCCAGAAGTTATGGGTGGTGCTATAAGCAAAGCAGGATTTTCTGGAAGACCATTGAGACCAGATGGTTTTGCTAGTGATGCTATTGTCAATATTGGTGCTACAAATCTAGGTGTTGAGAGAGATCTTCCTGGCGATGACATGTTTGTCAAACGCATGGGACCTGTTGATAGTGATCAAGGAGAAGTAGTTCAGGCAATTGACAGACTGACGTTTGTCACAATGAGTTTGGTTCAAGCTACTAAAGAACAAACAAATAGTCAGAAGCAGATTGCTGCAGCACAGCAACAACAGGCAGATCAGTTAGCTAGAAATGCGAAAGCTTCTGCAGAAGAGAATTTTTTAGAGAAAGGTGCGGATTTTTCTGGCAATATTGCTTATGAAAAATCATTGATGGCAGCAGGCACTGGCATGATTGGTCGAAGAGGTGGCGGCGGTGGTCCTGGCATGGGCATTGGCGGCAAAGTTATGGCAAGGAGAATGCTTGGCGCTGCTACTAGAAGAGGTGCTTCTAGAACAGGCACCAGACTGGGTGCTGCCCTTGGCGGTAAGATGCTTGGTGGTATGGGCAAAAAAATGGGTGCCAAACTAGGTGGAAAGGCAATCGGTAAGGTTGCAGGTGGAGCAATTGCAAAGAGTTTAGGTAAAAAAATTCCTCTGGTTGGATTAGGTCTTGGTGCTATTTTTGCTGCTCAAAGAGCAATGCAAGGAGACTTCATTGGCGCTGGTCTTGAATTAGCATCTGGTGCAGCATCTACCGTTCCTGGCATTGGTACTGCTGGATCCGTTGGTATTGATGCTGCTCTAGCTGCCAGAGACATGACGATGATGGCAGATGGCGGTATTGTTGACTCAGCTACAAATGCGATTATTGGTGAAGAAGGAAGAGAGGGTGTATTCCCGCTAGAAGGTAGTAAAGGAAAGAAAACCTTCGAGATGTTTGGTGAAGGTATACTATCAGCACAGAAGAGAAAGAAATCTGTATTTGCTAAAATACAGGCAGAAGGTCTTAAAGAATACTACGAAAAACAAAATGGTTGGCAGAGTTTTATCGAAGGTATCATAAACGTCTTTAAAAAGATATTCGGTGGTCTCACGTTTATGGGTAAAAAACTCTTTAATTGGGACAAAGAAGATAAAGATGATAAAGATAATCCTGAAGGCGATGATCGAACTGTTGTCGCCGCACATGATGATCCTTATGAAGGAGAGGTGAAGGGCGAAACATTTATGCCACTTGCTGCACCAAAGACAGAATCTGGAAACGCAAACAAGAATCAACACTTTGGTGCTCCTAGGGATGGTGGATCTAGAAGTCATGATGGTATTGATATTACTGATGCTTATTCTCTAGACAGTGACGAAGCTGCTCCAGTCGTATCTTATATGAAGGGAAAGGTTGTTAAAGTTAAATCACCATCGACTCCAAATGGAACTGATGGTGATATTGAGATTGAACACGAAGGTGGATTAAAAACAAGATATTATCATGTCACTCCTAGAGAAGGATTAAAAAGAGGAGATGAAGTATATGGTGGTCAACATATTGCCGACTTAACAAGATATTTTGAGAGTGGTGTAGAACAGACACACTTACACTTTGAAATGTATAAGGATGGAAAACTCATTGATCCTACTGAAGCTATTGATAGTGTTTCAAATCGTATTTCTGCTCCATTATCTGATGATGCGGCAAGATTACACGCCGATAATCTAAGTAAAGGAAATACTACTACTGATGTATCTGACACAGCAACAGGAAGTGTCAGAGCTCTTGAAGATTTAATGGGAAGACCAAAACAAGAAGGAGAGGTGAAAGTAGAAGGTCTCGGAACAGTTAAAAGATCTAATATTAGAGGATCCAAATTTGAAACTACATACCTTGATGCCGAGGGAAATGAGATTGAAAAAGATAAATTCATGGAAAATCTGGAGAAATTCAAGGCAGACAATAATCTGTCTAGTTTGAGTCCTTCAGAAACATCAGGAGGCAATGAAATTCTTGCAGCATCCGCTGATTTATCTACTTCTAGCACTGGAAGCACCGTAATTAACAACATTGTTAATAACAACGGAGGAAACAACAGTTCAGGTGCTACTGCTGGTGATGTTCCAATTGGATCTGGTTCTGAATCAATGGGTCTTTCATCTTATCAATTGAGACAAAACGGGGTAATAACTTGATATGGCAACAAAATTTTCTTCTTCGACAGACTTCTCGATGAGAAGTTTTAAAATATTTCCACAAGGTGCTGCCAAAGCTCGAGAAGTTAAGGATCTTGTTGTAGATTTTGAATACGTGGAGTCTGTTGTATCTCCATGTTTAACTGCTGCAGCGACTATCGTTGATAGTGCTGGTATGATCACTAGTCTTCCAATTCGAGGTGGAGAGAGGGTAGTTGTAGAGGTGCTTACTAATACCAATGAATCTGGTTTTAGGTATGAGATGGTTATTTGGAAAGTCGCCAATAGATTTGCACAACAAAAACAACAAACATACACAATTGGTTTAATTTCTGCAGAAGCATTGCAGAATGAGGTTACAAGAGTTGATACTCTAATGGAGGGTAACCCAGAGGCAATTATCAAAAAAGTTTTAAAAGATCCAGAATATATTGGTACACCTAAGAATTTTTTCTCTGAACCTTCTTTATTAGAGGTGAGGACGATTCCTCCTAAAATGAGACCTTTTGATTTAGCTGCACAACTAGCATCTAAAAGTGTTTCTCCAAAAGCGACGTTTGAATCAACTAATTCTTCAAACACTAACAAAACCGCTCAAGAAATTAAGGGAAGTGGTGGATTTTTGTTCTGGGAAACATATAGAGGGTATAATTTCTTTGCAGTTGATTCTATATGTGCCGATGATAACAGTCCATTAAAATCAGATAGTTTTGATGTTAAAGCATGGGGTGAGAAGAAAGGTGAAGAATATACAGAAAGACTAGGAAATATTGAAGATGGAGCAGATGATAGATTTACCATCAAAAAATCCTTGTTTGCAACAGAGATTGATATGATGCACTCTCTGAGAAGAGGTAAATACTCCTCTCTTCTTGTGTTCTTCAATCATTCCACGGGTCAATATGAAGAATATGTTTATAAGATCAAGGATAGTTATGCGAACATGGCAACTCTTGGTGGACAAGAGGGTATATCATTATTACCCGTCAGAGATAAAGAACTTTCTGATTATCCCACTAGAGTCATGTCAATTTATCTAGATCATGAATCTTGGTCAAATAGTGTCGAACCTGCTTCCCCCGAACCAAGCGATAAATCAAAGAAACCTACGCCATTTGCTGATTGGCAAAAATACTATACAGCACAGTCTTTAGCTAGATATAGACTGATGCAAAATCAACAATGCACTATCGTTATACCAGGAAATGCTGAAATTTGTGCAGGAGACAGAATTAATGTTAAACTAATAAGTAAGTTGCCAGATGAGGATAGAAAAGAAAAAACTTACGATCAAGAAAGTAGTGGTCTCTACCTTATCAAAGAACTTACACATACCTATGATACTTCAATCGGTTCAAATGGTAGATTTCTCACAACACTACGCTTGATGAGAGATTCATACGGAGAGAAGGGAAAAGTATCAGCACATAGCAAATAAATAACTAAAGGAGGTAATTACCTATGGACAACATCGAAGAGCATATCAAGAAGGATAAAGAGATTCTTCAAGATCCAACTACAAATCCACAGATGCGTC